AGGTGGTATACCTAACTCTAGCGAGGATATAAAACAAGCACATGCCGCTGCAATTGAGATGTATATACAAGATCACGTAGGTATGAAGCAAGATGGAACGTTTGGAGATTTGTATTTTAATGATCTTTTAAACGACTGGAGTAGGTTTGATATAAATAAACGAACAAAGTTTGATGCGTCTATAAGTTCTGGTTTAGCTATAATGGCAAACAACAGACATTTATACGCACCAAACGTAAAGGTTGAAAAACAACCATTAAACATAAACATTTCCAAGTATAGTAATACTGGAACTAATTCACAAATAATCAAATAATAAATATGGCAGAGTCTGGCATTAAAAGTTATTTCCCGAGTCAAACAGTTAGTGATGCTGAAAAGCTAAGCTACGATTATGGTTTGAGAGTAGGTAAAGCTATAGAACAAGAGTGGTTTAACAACGATAAAGGTTCTAATAGATATAAAGGTAATCAAAATGATTTTCATAACTTAAGACTATACGCGAGGGGTGAACAATCAATACAAAAATATAAAGATGAGTTGTCTATAAACGGTGATTTGTCGTATCTTAATTTAGACTGGAAACCAGTGCCAATTATTTCTAAGTTTGTAGATATAGTTGTTAACGGTATTTCTGAAAGAACTTACGATGTAAAAGCTTACTCTCAAGATCCATATGGTGTGGCAAAGCGTACTGAGTATATGGAAGAGATGTTAGCTGATATGCGTACTAAAGAACTTGATGAGTTTTCTAAGCAAGCTTTTGGTATAAAGTTATCTAAAAACGATCCAGAGCAACTGCCAGAAACTATTGAAGAGCTAGAGCTTCACATGCAGTTAACTTATAAGCAGTCTGTTGAGATAGCTGAAGAGCAAGCTATAAACACTTTATTTGAGGGTAGTAAGTACGAGCTTATTAAAAAGCAATTTTACTATGATCTTACTGTTTTAGGTATTGGAGCTGTTAAAACATCTTTTAACACTTCTGAAGGTGTTGTTGTAGATTATGTTGATCCAGCAAATCTTGTTTATTCTTACACAGATTCTCCATATTTTGACGACATATACTATGTTGGTGAAGTTAAAACAATACCAGTAAACGAATTAGCAAAACAATTTCCTCATTTAGATGAAGCTGAACTTGAAGATATAATGAAAAACAAATCTAATAGCAGATCTAATTATAACTCAAGACATACTTACCAAAAAGAAGATACTAACTCTATACAAGTTTTGTATTTTAACTATAAAACTTACATGAACGAAGTTTATAAAGTTAAAGAAACAGCCACAGGTGCTGATAAAATAATACTTAGAGATGATCAATACAATCCACCGGAAGGCATGGAAGGAGGTTATGGTAGAATGCTAAGGTCTGTAGAGTGTCTTTATGATGGAGCTATGATACTTGGTACTAGTAAACTTTTAAAGTGGGAGATGGCTAGAAACATGATGAGGCCTAAAAGTGATTTCACTAAAGTTAAAATGAATTACGCTATAGTAGCTCCTAGAATGTATGATGGTAGAATAGACTCTTTAGTAAAACGTATAACTGGTTTTGCTGATATGATTCAGTTAACACACCTAAAACTACAACAAGTTATGGCTAGAATGGTGCCAGATGGCGTTTATTTAGATGCTGATGGTTTAGCTGAAGTTGATTTAGGAAATGGAACAAACTACAACCCACAAGAAGCTTTGAATATGTTCTTTCAAACAGGTTCTGTTATTGGTAGATCATTTACTTCTGAAGGTGATATGAACCCAGGTAAAGTTCCTATTCAAGAGATAACATCAGGTAGTGGTGGTAATAAAATGCAAGCGCTTATAGGTAACTATAACTATTATCTACAGATGATTAGAGATGTAACTGGTCTTAACGAAGCTAGAGATGGTAGTATGCCAGATAAAAACGCTTTAGTCGGCGTTCAAAAGTTGGCGGCTGCAAATAGCAATACAGCAACTAGACATATACTACAGGCCGGTTTATATTTAACGGCTGAAACAGCCGAATGTTTATCGCTTAGAATATCTGACATTATAGAATATTCACCTACAAAAGAGGCTTTTATACACGCGATAGGTGTTCATAACGTAGCTACACTTGAAGAAATGTCTAATTTACATTTATATGACTTTGGTATATTTATTGATTTAATGCCTGATGAAGAAGAAAAAGCTATTTTAGAAAACAATATTCAAATGGCTATTCAACAAAAAAGTATAGATTTAGAAGACGCTATAGACCTTAGAGATATTAAGAATATTAAAATGGCAAATCAACTTCTTAAAATACGTAGAAAAAAGAAAGGTGAAAAAGACCAAGCTATTCAACAACAAAATATTCAAATGCAAGCGCAAGCTAATACTCAAGCTGCTCAAGCTTCCGCTCAAGTTGAATTACAAAAAGAACAAGCTTTAGCACAAGGTCAAGCGCAACTAGAACAAATGAAAGCTCAAATTGAAGCTCAAAAAATGCAACAAGAAGTATTGCATAAAAAAGAGTTAATGGCTATAGAGTTTCAATATAACATGCAACTTAAAGGAATTGAAGTTGATGGTATGAAGAGTAGAGAAAAAGAAAAAGAAGATCGTAAAGACGAAAGAACAAAAATACAAGCAACACAACAATCAGAAATGATTGATCAAAGAAATAGTGGTAAACCACCTAAAAACTTTGAATCCGCAGGTAATGATATACTAGGTGGAGGATTTGATTTAGGTTCGTTTGACCCTAGATAAATTTATTAACTATTATTATATTATATTATGGCAGAAAAAGAAGAGCCAATCGCAAATGACGATACTGGCAAGATTAAGGTAAAAGCAAAAAAAGAAAAACAACCGGATAACAGCGAAACAAAAGGAAACGTTACAAAGGTTAAAGCAAAAATGAAAATGAAACCTGAAGTACAAGAGCAAACAGTAACTAAGGTTGATTTAAACAAACCAAACAAACCAGAAGAAAATGAAACTAAAGAAAATAACCCTGTCAACGAGGGAGTGGTTGGAGTCGATGAAAATGCCGATGCCACACAAAAACAAGAAGAAATACAACCGGAAGCAGAAGCACAAGAAGCTCCAGCATTAGAAGAAATAACTGAAGATTCTACCGAAGAAGAGATTGCTGAAGTTGAAGATCAAATAGAAGAAGCTGTAGCGGAAGCAGAAGCTACAGGGAAACCATTGCCAGAAAACATCCAAAAATTAATGGACTTCATGGAAGAGACTGGTGGTGATTTAAACGATTATGTTAAGTTAAACCAAGATTATAGTAAACTAGATGATTCAGATTTACTCTATGAGTACTATAAACAAACAAAACCTCATTTAAACTCAGAAGAAATAAACTTTATGCTAGATGATAATTTTTCTTGGGATGAAGACGAAGACGATGAGATAGATATAAAAAGAAAAAAATTAGCGTTAAAAGAGCAAGTTGCGAACGCTAAAAGCCACTTAGACGGGCAAAAGTCTAAATACTATGACGAGATCAAAGCTGGAAGCAAACTTACGGGTGAGCAACAAAAAGCAGTTGATTTCTTTAATAGATACAACAAGGAGTCAGAAGCAACTAAAAAAGCAGCAGAAAAACAAACTTCTAATTTTTTAAATAAAACTAAAAATGTTTTTAACGACAAGTTCAAAGGTTTTGAATATAACGTCGGTGATAAAAAATACAGGTTTAATGTAAACAATGCTGAAGAGGTTAAAGAAACACAAAGCGACATCAATAATTTTGTCAAAAAGTTTTTGAACGAAAAAAATGAAATGTCAGATGCTAAAGGTTATCATAAATCTTTATATACAGCTATGAATGCTGATGCTGTTGCAAAACACTTTTACGAACAAGGAAAAGCTGATGCTATAAAAAATAGCGTAGCTAAAGCCAAAAATGTAGACATGGAACCAAGACAAAGTCATGGTACTGTTGAAGCTGGTGGTATAAAAGTAAGAGCGTTAGGTAATAATTCTTCTGATTTTAAGTTTAAAATTAAAAACAATAAATTTAAAAATTAAAAATTAAAAAATTATGGCAATTTCAAATCCTGGTAGTTTGTTGAACAGCACGCCGTCTCACAGACAGCAAACTTTATCAACAAATTACTTTGACTTTACTGCGACAGCTGGACAAGGCTGGGCGCAACAATATTTACCAGATCTAATGGAGCAAGAAGCTGAGGTTTTCGGACCTAGAACAATATCAGGTTTCTTATCACAAGTTGGAGCTGAAGAAGCGATGAGCGCTGATCAAGTTGTTTGGTCTGAGCAAGGTCGTTTACACTTATCTTACACTGCAACAATGACTGACAACAACGGTAACGTTGCTGGTTCAACTAACGTTGGTAAGATTACTATTACTGCTCATATTGATACTAACGCTACTTACACTGCGGGATCTCATGGAATTAGAGTTAATGACACTGTTATTATATCTAACCCAGAAGCGGTTATTAAAGCTTTAGTAACTGGAATTTCTGCAGACATTATTGAGGTTACTCCTTACGGTGCTGCTGATTGTTCTGCAATTTCAGACGCAAAAACTGATTTAGTTGTATTAGTTTATGGTTCTGAGTTTGCTAAAGGAAAAAGCTATCTTACTGATGCTTTAGCTGAAACAGATGCAAGAGGTGCTAACGAACCACAATTTAAGTCTTACACTAACAAGCCAATTATAATGAAAGATTACTACGAGGTATCAGGTTCTGATACAGCTAGAATTGGTTGGGTTGAAATAGCTTCTGAAACTGGACAATCAGGTTACATGTGGTACTTAAAAGCTGAAGCTGATACTAGAGCTCGTTTTAATGACTATGTTGAAATGGCAATGTTAGAAGGTGAGCTTAGTGTAGCCGGTACAGATGTAGTTGATGACTTTTTAAACTCTAACGGTGATGCTGTTGGTACTCAAGGTTTATTCGCTGCTATTGAATCAAGAGGTAATATTACTACTGGTGTTACTGGTGTTAATGCTGCTACTGATTTAGCTGAATTTGACGCTATCTTAGCTGAATTTGACAAGCAAGGTGCTATTGAAGAAAACATGATGTTTGTAAACAGAGCTACTTCGTTAGCAATGGATGACATGTTAGCTTCTATGAATTCTTACGGAGCTGGTGGTACTTCTTACGGAGTA